TATTTCCTCCTTATCTTTTTTAATTACATCTTTTTGTAGCTTCTTTTTTCTTTCGTAATCTTCAAATACTCGGCTTCCAAATTGTCTTTTACGGTAAACGTTCTTAATTGTCTTCTTTGCTTCATCTTCTGAAAACTCTCCTATAACAACGTTGTTTATAATATAACCTATCGCTGTACTTTCAGAGATACCGAACTCGCAAAACGCCCCAGAAATATCAAATATCAAATTATTCCTTTCACCCTCTACAAAGGATTTCTTCCAGTCCCATAGCATGATTCTATCAATAATCTTATCTTCATCTATTAAAGGTGTATAAGAGAAGTATTCTTTAGACTCAAAACCATCATCTATAAGTTTAGGTGAAAAATCAATAGCGTTTTTGTTTACATAAATATCTGGATCATAAGATTCAAAACAAACTCTTGAAATATCTGAATTTGAAATATCAAAATACTGGTATTTAAACTCCTTTGTAAACGATTTAAAGTATTTTGTATGCTCAAATTTATCTGATCTAGGTATCTTTATTAATGCCTTAAATCCATTACCGCTAGGGCTTCTAAAAATCAAATAAACGTGTTTATTGTTTTTCAATAATTCAAACGATATATTGTATTCTGATTCGTTAGGAAATTTATCAAAGTCAGTAATCATAAAGCCAGAATGTGAGGTGCATCCATCTTTGTTGCGTTCTGAAAACTCCCCAGCAAATAAGATAGCAGGAAGTTTTCTTTTTAAAATATCCTTTTCTTCTTTGTTTTTAGAACTTCTAATACGATCTATCAGTTCTTTAGAAGAGCCCTCTTTTATTCTCCTAATAACCTTATCAATAGGGACTATAAAAGGCACGTCCGTGCTTTTAAATAAATCTTTAAATACTGTGATATTCATATATTTGTTATATTTTTATAGCAATTATTATAAAAAAAACCTAATTAATTAAGTAATTCCTTTAATTTGTCTTCAACTTTAAAAGGCATAGGTCTATCCCCATTAAGATACATAGACATTAAAGGTTGGCTTATATCACATTTATCGGCAAGCCAAATAATCTTTAAGCCCTTATCCTTTATTTTATTTTTAAAGTGTGTCATAGTGTTCGTTTAAAAAGTAAAGATAGTCTTTTATATTAACATAACAAACAAAATTACATTAAATTATTAAAAGACAGTTATTCCACTTTGAAGACACTTTAAAGACACATTAAAGTCAATGAATACAAAGGTATTCCGCATTAGACACATTAAAATAGTATTTTGCTGCCCCCTATATTGAAATTCATTTCTATTTTGTAGGGGGTATATAGGATTACGATAATGTGTCTTTACCTATAATGTGTCTTTTAATAAAAAACCCGCCTACATAAATGTAAACGGTTTTTAAAATTGCTATTAATTAAGGCTAAAAAGATATTGCCAAACTTGATTTACGGGGAGTAGTTGAAACTTTTGGTACATCATTACCACTAGCATCAATTAGATCCTGTTTCTGAGCTGTTTTAAGCAATTCGGTACGATTGTCTAAATCTTCTTTTAACGCGCAGTAAATAGGGTCTTCTTTATAATTTATAGCATCCCCACCGCTTCTATAAGTTCCTTTTAATCCGAACGCTTCAAAGTTTTCTTCTGGTAGTGATTTTTTCAAAGCATCGGTTATGATACTCAAAGATTCCGATAGCCTTAAAGCTTGCGCAAATAACTCCTGTGGGTTGTGGTTTCCGTCTTCAATAAGTTTTTCCGCAAACTCTTTAGACGTCTTTGTTATCTCTTTTTTTGTCGGTAAAAAATTTGATGTAGCAATCTCTTGTTCACGCATTAAGTAAAATAAATCTTTGCTCATAATTTTTGATTTTTAAAAAGGCGCATAAAATTAATTATGCGCCTTGGTTAATTTTTAATTTTTAATTAAAATTCTAAATCTCCTTCGTCCATTTCTTTATCGGCTTCATATTTATCAACCACCGACCCTAAACGTTCACCTGACGCCTTAGGCATATACTCATTCATATATGCTTGTAAAGTTTCTGCAAATGGTCTTAACTTTGAAGAGTCTTTTATTTCAGTTGACTTTTTAAATACAGGGGAGCTATATTTGATACTCCCTTTCTTTCCATCAACAACGCTTGAAACTTCTACCCAATTTTGAGTAAAAAAATTATCGCCATTAACCTCAATGAATTTAGAGTATTCAGAAACTGCAGCACCTTTTATGGCGATGTTAATAATTTCTAGGTCATTGGTTACTGCATAAATTGATCTGTGATATTTACCACCAGCATCAATAATTTTAGACCTTATGTCTTTGTAAAGTCCTTTTGCTATTTCACCGCCTTTAAACGATTTGACTTCTAATTGTTCAGAACCTGTATAAAGTACTTCATTTGCATAAATTCCGCTTTCGCTTGCGTCATTCCAACCTTTAACAGTATGGTAATGTTCAAGTATAACGAATTTTAAAGGAAGTGGCACTTTGACGTTTTCTTTTTTCTCCTTGTCGTAGTACGAGAAGCATTTGTCATTTGATTTCCATTCAAGGAATTTGGCAGCAGGATTGCTACTCTTTTTTTCGGGTCTTTCTAACCAACTCATAATTAATAATTTTAAATTACGCTTAATCTTGCCGTAAGCGCGTCGGCGTTATTAATTTTTATAAACAACACATTTTTTCATAATAGCCGCATCGGCTCTATTTGTTATGTAAATATACATTAAATTAATTAAATATCCTATTCATTTTTAAGGTTAAACGAACTTTCGCAATATATAAAGTAATCTGAAATGTCTTTATCCGCTGGTTGTATCTTGAATTTTTGATATGCTATTAGGTTCTCGACTGTGTTTACTTTTACTTTGGGTAATAATTTAAGCGCCAATTTGTCAAATAAAATAACATGGTTAAGTTATAATTGACGCTTGTTTTGGTTTATAATAATTCTGTTAATTCATTAGCCTTCTCTGTTTCACCATAGTCATTAAGCATCTTTACAACGTGTTTACGTTCTATGTACTGATGGTCAAGCGGGTGGTCGTGAAAATGCTTCTCGGCTATGTGTAAAAATAATTCTCTGCTATTCTCTGATATTGTTGTTGCCATTATATTTTAGTGGTTTTATATTTAATATTCCAAACTCCTATTGTTCTGAATGAAAACCCTATGGTTATCGACTTTTTATAGAAAAACCCAAACATTTGAGTGTCTAAATTGGGCCATTGTAATACTTCTATAAAAATATTATTCTTTGTGAAATTGTGACTTATTTTCATAATATTTAGTTTTTATTGGGTAATATCGTTTTCAAAACTCTTTTCAAGTTCTTTAATCCTATCGTATTCTTTATACATTCCTTCGCAGTGCATCTCTATTTCGCCGTCACTCATTTCTTCTCCGTCTAATTGCTCGAACACATCGCTATTAATATGTAATTGAGCAACTGTGTGTTCATCTTCTTTTGTTGTTGATACTCCTGTTAATTGATCATATTCGTATGTAAACATATGTATTAGTTTTTTGTTCGGTACAAATATACAAAAGTTTATTTTATTAAAGCAAAAAAATAAATTAGATTTATAACTAAATTTGTTATATATTTGTAATTAAATAAATAAGATATGAAGGTAGGTACACAATTAATGATTATTAGAAAGGATAAGAAAATTAATCAAATTGATTTAGCTAAAATGGCGGGCGTTTCTGTTCCGACTATTAGCAAGATAGAAGGTAACGGCAACACATCAATTAGCACTTTAGAGGCAATATGTAAGGTTTTAAAAAAAGAGGTTGTTATTAATATTGTGGATATTAAAGATGATTATTAGTTGCTATTTAAAAAGACAAAATTATGAACTTAATATACAATAAAAAAGAAAAACAAACAGTTGAGGTCAGCATTGTGCAAAATAAAGAAAAAATATCCCTTGAGTTTTCATCTGATTGCGGGAAGTTCGGGACTCATGAAGTACTCTGCGGATGGGCGTTAACTCCTGAAAGATTAATGCAAATATTAAATGATCGAGAAGATATTAGTGATTACGAATTGTAGCCTTTAAAATAACTTTAGATGTTTATTATGGGTGACGCTTAGTGTATGGCAAGTAGCCGATTTAAGCACGGAATGAAGTAAATAAACAGTAATTAATAATTAAGCAAATAGTTTCAAAAAGACCCGTAACACGGCTATTTGCTATACATAGTGTTGTAGGGCGTTATTATTATGAGCTTAATTTTAAAAAAATCAAACAAACTAATTAAAGAACTGAATCTTTATGAAAAAGCAAATGGTAGAGTTCCTAATGATTGGAAGGGAATTGTAACTGTAGCTAGTGAGTCTATTGAAGATGCTAAAACTTTTGAAGAAGCGGTAGTTCCTCTAATGAAGTGGTTGAGTGAAAATATGCACCCCCACGCAACAGTTATAGTGACAGGTACTAGAGCAGAATTAGTAGAAGGTTTACAGTGTTATTTGAACGATAAATTTATTGTTGACTAATGCACTACAACGTTTCAGTATATGAAACGACTTGTAAATAAGCAAAATCTAAAGTGGTCGGATTTACTCACTTAATTAATAAAAAATATGAAAACATTTCAGATTACACAAAAATTCGGAGAAAACGGGGGATTAGGCTTTGAATACTTTGATATAGATGAAAATGCAACAATTGAAGAAATAGAAAAAGAAGCAATTGGAGTTCAAAAAAATGATTATGATAATAGATTCCCTGGTTTTGCAGGAAGATCACTTGAAAGACCAACGATTAGAGTGATGGAATTTTTAAACGGAAGAAAACCAAAAGGAGGTATTGATTTCAAAACTAAATGGCGGTAGTTCATCTGTTGCCTAACGAAATGTATATGATTTCGGTTGTTTTTCACAACTGAATTATATACGGTGTTAGTTACTGTTATTTTTTAGAGCGTTGGCAAATTAATTTTAGTAAAAATTAAAATATATGATACAGATAATAAATAAAGACTTTAGAGATTGTGAAATACCAAAAGGTTTGACAATTACAGACCCTCCTTATAATCAAGGATATGCGTATAATCAATATAAGGACAGAATGAGTGAAGATGATTACATTGAGTTATTATCTAAAATACCAACGCCTTGTGTAATTATACATTATCCAGAAGAAACTATAAATTTACTACCTAAAGCAATAAAAGGAAAATGCGAACAAGTTGTTTGTTGGGTTTACAATAGTAACACAGGAAAACAAAGTAGAATTATAAGTTGGTGGGGGTGCAAACCTGATTTTAGAAAAGTAAGACAATCTTACAAAAACCTAAAAGACAAACGAATTATAAAAAGAATTGCAGAAGGTAAAACAGGTGCGAAACTTTATGACTGGTGGAATGTAAACCAAGTTAAGAATGTAAGTAAAGAAAAAACAGAACACCCTTGCCAAATACCCGAGGAAATTATAAATAAGATAATTAGAACTACTGCAAATGATGGTGATTTAATTATTGATGTTTTCGGAGGAAGTGGAACAACTGGAAAAGTTGCAGAAGATTTAGGGTTTGATTCTATTATGTACGACATTGATGCGAAATATTGTGAGATTATGAGTGAGCGTACAGGCTTGGTGGCAAAAAAATAATTGTTACTAACTAAGGTATAGCAGTAACAAAGGTGCTGATAGTAACCCTAAAGGGAGGGATAGGAGTATGTTTTGTGTAATATAAGATATTGAAATTAAAATATATTAACCCCCAACTTAACCCCAATACTATTAAAATTATATTGAAAGTTATGATCAGCGTTAATGCCAATTATTACAGTGTTCCTAATTTGATAATCCACCCCCACTTCAACACTTTGCAACATTGGAACAACGGACGCACCACCGTAAATGAATAAACCACTCATAGGGACTATTTTAGATACCGTTGTAGTGGTTTCTTTTTTTTTATACTCAATTGTCCCACTAACATCTAATAAGTCACCAGTCGTGGTTATTTTTAACTTCGCAGTAGCGTTATTAGCGGTTAATTTAGTATCGTATTGATTTGCTTTGATAGTATTATCGTTTGGGGTTTTTACGTAAACGATTGAATCTTTAAATATTGTTTTGCCTTTTATATATCTTATTTCACTTTTTGAAGTATCGATATAAACTGGTTTAACACCTTTTAAAGTGGCTGTTCTTACGCTATCAATAATATCTTTAATGTTTACTTCTGTTTTAACTTTGATTATCGGTTTAGGTTCGCAGCTTTTAACGATAATAAATACCGCTATGATCGACACGAAAACAAACCAATTCTTTTTAATGAAGTTCATAATTCACTATTTATTAGACTTCCAATTCTTAACATCCTGAACGGTCATAAATCTACGTTTTTGTTCCACCCCGCGAGCGAACGTGTTATTGTCCTTGTCCTCGTTTACAAGTTCTACGACTTCACTAAACGTTAAAGACTTAATTTGAGTGAGGACTAATTTAATAATCGTAGCAACACCCGCTATTTTTGCCAATAGGTCAACTCCAATAAGTCCTGCAATATTTGCATCTGAATTAATTGAATCGATTGAAAATAATACAATTGTTGCTAATGTTAGAATAAAATCCAATGCTTTTAAATTTTTCATTTTAATTTGTTTTAGATGTTAAAGATAATTAAAAATATATAGTTTCCGTACACTTAGTCAAATCAACTACACGAATAGAATTAGGCTTTGTGTTGCGCTCCCCTGTATCACAATGAAGCCATGTGGTAGTTATGCGTTTATCTTCAATCCTACGAAGCCCCACGCAATATAGTTCTTCTGCGTTATTCTTTACGATGTTGTAAAGTTCTAATCCGTTTCCTTTTAAATCAATTGCTTTGCCTTTACGATGTTCAGAATTTTTACCACCAACATCACTTCTAACCGTACGAAGACCGGACCACTTGCGAAGACCTCTATTGTCCTCTATTGACTTAACAATGTCAATATCTGAATAGCCTCTATTTTTTAAATCTTTGTAAGTTCCCCACCATGTGTTAATTACTAAAGGCTGTCCGTGCAATTCCCTTACCTTTTGGGCTATCTGAAAGACCTTAAAATCCATTTTGTCTAATCCGTTGTCTTTATCAAAAAGATACGTGTATGGATCTAAAAATTCATCGAGCATAAAATTTTCGCTTACTTCAATTCTTTTCATTTTTTAGTTATTTTATAGATTGTTTGTATTCAATTTCAAAAACTACCCTAATTATTTTATTATTGGTGGTTTCCAATTTTAACTTTTCGATACGCAACTCGATTGGCTCTGCTACATCAATAACCTTTATATCTGTCTTTTGAGCATTAACAAATAAAAAGGGCGCTATTAATAATATATTAATTAATCTCTGATTCATTTGTTTTTTTATTAAGTTCTAAATATTTGAATAGCATATCTTGCGAGAATTTACCTTGCTCTTTTAAATAAATTAAAAAAGCGTCTTGAATACCGTCGGCTCTCGCTTGTTGCCTATTTAATTCTATTCTATTATTAGCTCTGATTGCTTTTTTATCGCCCTCCTGACTTACGATAACAAAACAAAGCGACACTATTATGGCTGACATTCCTACGGTCAATTTTTGTTGAGCCTCTAAACTTGACCACCATCTGAAATTTAGGTCTTTGAAAATTGTGTTTAACATAACGTTAATAAAAATACGGACATAGCGCCTAAAATTGTAGCCAATGCATCAGCTATTTCTGGAGTTCCTTTTTTTAATCGTTTATCCCATAGTAATTCTTTTCCAATTCCGAACACCATGGCAATAGATAAGGCTATGTAATTGTTTAATAATATATTTGCAATTAAAAAAATATAAATTCCTGCTAATATGTGTAGGAGTTTATCTTGTTTTGGTAATTTCATTGTTTTAATGTTTTATAATATAATTCTTGGCATCCGCCTATAAAATGCTTTGGATTTATTGGATAAACTCGATTAGGCTCTAATTTGTCTAAAATATCTAATTGATACAATACGTCAACGGCTATTTTATCGTTAATTATTGGAGCCGTAATCTCATTAAAATATTCGTCATAAGTTCCTTCTTTGACAACCAGATGACCTAATATAACAATATTAGCGTTTTCGATATTATCTAGTAAATCGGGCAATTCTATAAACTCATATTTGGCGTATTCCATTAGTACATGGTTATTTTTTTATACTCTCCCTCTGGTATTCTGTAATATGTTGGTATTGCAGAAATAGTGTTAATCAATCCATCAGCTTGATATTCTTTTATTTCAGATGTTGTTTGTGGAGGAGTTACTGAAATATTGTCGGCTAATCTTGTTATTGATGAGGCATTTGTGGGGATATATGAAGTAATCTTAGATGATTGCTCTAATTGCCAACCTATCATCCTAAAGGGTTTTGTCTGTTCTTTATATTTCGAAATTCCTAAAAAATTATTGTTTGGAGAAGATGTAAATATAATTGTTCTGGATACTCTCCAAATATTAGTATTAGGGATATTAAAATAATCTACTTCGGAGGACACTGATCCACCAATATTTAAAAGAAAGTTGGCGTTTGAATCAGTGCTCAAATTAGAAGCTATAGGCTTTGCCTCACTGTCGGTTAATATAAACACACTATAAGTATAATATTTATTTAATTCAAAATTAACCGAACTATATCCGTAAATTGTAGATAAAGAATTATTGAACCTTACTGATTTTGTAAATCCTATCCCAAATTGGCTTGCGTCTTCTGAAATTCCTGATTTAATATTTAGACCTACTATATCTTCGCTATGCGTAATAATATTAGTGGCTTCGTTTTCAACTAATAAAACGCCCTCACCCGTTGACCAATCAATTCTAGGTATATTTGTTTGTGCAACTTTTAAAATTCCGTTTACATCTAAATAAGTAGCAATACTGTTTCTTAATACTGTAAAATCACTACTACCATTTTTAGGTAATGCCGAATGAAGAGCGCCATTACTGTAAGCGGTTGGTGTCAATAAAAGTTTTTCACCTCTATCAATAATATTTTTTGTATTGTTGTTTAAAAATGAGGCTCTATCCGCCAACGCTCCCAAAGGCGAATTAAACACTAACTGACTGCCAATGTACACCTTTTTAATAATGCGCTGTACGTTCGTGGTGTAGTCCATAACATTCTTAATAATATATCCGCTGTCGTTAATCATTTAGTATGTATAATAAATTTTATTTTCTTTTGTAGGCAAGGCATCGAATTCAATTTGTGTTAATAGCACTCTGGCTTTTAATTCTTCTAATTGTTGAGCTGTGAAGTCGATGTAAATAAACGGATCGCCTTTCTGACCAACCGTTCCCACGTCACCCTTATCGCCCTTATCGCCCTTATCGCCCTTCTGGCTATTCATAAATTCCTGTACAGTACCAGCATTACCCAAATCTAACCAATATTGATAAGTCCCTTTGCCCGTAAGACCAGGAGCACCACCATTATATATATCCTGAGTTACCGTTCTGTTTTCTTCAACTATATCTACACTTACTTTCATAATTTGCTATTAGTTATATCTTGTAAAATTACTCGCTTACCAGTTCTAGTCGATAACGTAGGTCTGCTATTATTAATTAATTCTATCGGCCAAACAAACTCCCAATCGTGGTAATATGTGTCTGGTTTTATAGTCACAATATGCGTTTTAACATTATACCATCCGTCTAATTCTCTTTCTATTACAATATAATTAGTCTCAGTTGTTGGCTCTGTCGCAAATGTTTGAGCACAATAACCTCTACTATTCTTAAATTGTATAGTTATATCTAAATCGTTATAAGCAACTCCCGTATCGGTGTCGTATATTCTAAATCGCATACCCCCAGGGTTTCCGTTTAAAGCGGGGAAAAAACTATCCCCTCTTTTTAATTCTGGAAAATTATATATCTCGTTTGTCATAATTTATTTATCTACTTCGTTTAAATAATTCTCTAAATAAGTATATCCATTGGGCGCAGTGTCATTATGATTTTTGCCACTTGGTACGTTTTGTTGAAACCAAACCTCTGGAATATGTGCGTTTGACAAATAAAAACTAGCTGGCCTAGTATTTACAGGAGTAGAACTTATTGTTGCCTGAAAATCAGAATACCTAGTGCCTGTTATGAATGTATGCCTAGTTTTTGATGGGTCAGATGGACTTACCGCCCCATCCGCATCGTATGGCTCAATCACCCCGTTTTGTACATTATTTACATAATCAGTATCAGGTGCATCCATGTGTATTCCAAAAGTTCCATCTTCATTCAAGAATTTATTAGTCCCACAGTCTGCCACTACGTCAATAGAGGCATCTAAAGCTGTCATTATTTCGTTATTAGTAATACCAATCAGAGAGTGTCTGTTTGTTGTGAAATTGACATCTAAAAGTCTTTCCGACTGAGTCCCTAAATCATAGTTATACCAAAGTGGCTTATTATCAGCATTGACATCTATAAAGTGGTCTTGAATTATATTTCCAGAAGTATATATATCAAGAGTTTCGCTCCCTTCATTAGCCATATTTACATAAGCCTTGTAACCTTCTTGACTAGGAAATGGCCCAGTAGGTCTAGTACTCGTATTAAAACAATAATTATTTATGTGATTTATTTGAGCGTCATAAGCGTTAGATAATCTTTGGCTCCAGTTGTAAATTACGTTGTTGATAATATCCGTTCTCCCTTTGCTGTAAACATTTGGCGTGCGATGAGAAATATTGTAGAATAAGGAAGTCATAAAACTATTATCTCTACTGAATTCTCCTAATGACCCTATATCTCCCATTAGACTTCCTTTAGCAGATTCAGCGAGTATGCCCCTTTGGAAGGTAATGTTATTAGTATCACGCCCTCTAATTGAAAAGGCTTCATCTCCCCCATAACTTAAAGAACAATGATCAAAAATATGGGTGTCTCCATAAGCCTCTGTCCCATTGAACACGGCTATTTCGGATGAATCACTGTCGCTATCTTGTGGCCTTATCCGTAAAAAACGAACTATTCTATTGTTACCTACCCCAAATTTAATATAAGTTGATGCAGAACTTGTCGTAATGGTAATACCGCCCTGTGGTGCTGATTGTCCTGATATAGTGATATTATCACCTAAAATATTTAAACTCGAAGTTAACAAAATTGTTCCGCTTACGTCAAACACAATAGTTGCGGGCCTTGGTTGAGTAACTGCCCATCTGAAAGAACCGCTATTACTGTTATCTAAATTAGTGACATGATATACATTGCCACCCCTTCCTCCAGTTGCTGCTGCTCCACCTCCGTAAGCCGTCGGGAAGGCTTTAACCAAAGGCAATGGGATAGGATCATTCGAACCTTTAATCTGCTGATTTAAGTATTGGAGTTCATATAACATTTCTTTGCACTTTTTATTTATATAGATTAAAATATTACACATAATTTACAGTTGCTCTCTTTTGGTGTTCTGAAATTACTTTTATTTTTTATAACTCTTTTATTACAAAGTTCTAAACTCGACTACATTCGAGAAAGATGGTGTGTCGCTCATTCCGCTACCATTGTACATAATGTCACAAGTCGCAAGCTTAACGATATATTCCGTATTTGACTTTAAACCTGTAAGTATCTGATTACTACCAGTTATTTCAAAATCATTCGGCAAATATTCTGTTTTTGGATCGAAAACTTCCTTTTCTTTTATCCATATTTCGTGAAAATCTATCACATTAAAGGATGAGGGAGTGGTGAAAATTAAAGTAATAGTAGTTTCTGTTTTTGAAACTGATAAATCTGCGATTTTTGATGGGGAGGTAAAGTTTGTTACCTCTCTAATAATTGCCCCTTTTGATTTTGCATTAAGTATTTTATCATTTGATGCAATTGAAGGATTAATGTATATTATGTTTTTTTTTGTTGATGGGTTAATTTTGTAGTTAAAGAAGGCCTCCGCTCCTAAATATGTTAATAAAGGAATGTAAAGTCTGTTTACACCGCCGCGCCAATTATGAAATGTATATATACCCGTAGTGGAATTGCATTTTGGCAAATATATGTTATTAGGGCCGTCTATCGAGAACCCATTTGACTGCTCCTCCCATGTTATTAGATTAGGAAATAAAAAATTAATATCTGAATTATCGGCAAAGCTCCTTGTCTTAGTTATTTGTACTCTTCCATCGACATCAATGAAATAATAATTGAAGCTACTTGTAAATGTGTCGTAATTAGAGAAGCAATCAATCGGTATATTATAGTTTTTGCTAATATAAAACTCGACATTAACCCCTGCAATTTTGAATTCTTTAATATCTGAAATAGATACGGCAAGTTTTAATGCCAATTCCTCTTTTGTGGTAATGTCAAGGCCAATACCCCCGATAAAAGTATTAGGTTTATATTTTGTGACGGCAAATAACATTTTCTTACTCATAGTCTAATCCTTTTGGGAAATTTGCATTTTTACAAATGTTGATTTAACATACTCAATAACTATTGTATTAACCCTTGCTAAGTCAAAATCCCCCGTTTTATATTCAAGTAGTTTCGCTGAAAATGTTGGTATATGCGTGCCTACTAAGAAATGAGCGGTTATAGTTTTAGTTTTATTGGTGGCTGGCAAATCCGTTAAAGCAATTGAAGTTGCCGAACTTATCGTTAACAACCAAGTTTCCCCAGAGGTCATGGAAATATTATAAGCTCCAGAAACTGATGCATTCTCAATGAGTCTATCATACAGAGGCCTAAACTCAACATCACTACCAATATCAGAAATATTCAAAAAGAAATACTCGTAACCTCTTGCCGTGCCTGTATAATTAGCAACCATATACATATCAGTATTAGGCACAAAATTCGACCCACTTAACTTTGTGGCATTAGTAATAGTTGGTTCATTCAAAGCGTTTATTAGAACTCTATTGGATGAATTAATTATAGGCGTACCTACTTTAATGCTGTACGTCTCGTTTGCGTTTGGACTTCCAAAGTTTGCTAATATTTCCTTTGATAAATTGAAATTTAGAACTGATTCTGTATTTTGAATTATTGTCACGGAAGTGCCACCTCCTATCATATTGACAACATCCTGAGTAGTTAGTTCTGAACCTCCTGACAGCGTATAATCGCCATTTTCAGTCGATATATCATTACCCGTTTGTATTTTAACTTGATCAATAAATAGCCTAGCACTTCTGGCTTTCTTTGTTATTTTAATTTCTGTTATTTCTGCATCGCTAAATTTATTAAGAGGTATTATTATAGATTGATATAACATATTAGTATTATCATATCCATACGTGCCCGCCTTTACGTATAAAGTTTGAGTGCCTATAGACAAGGTAAACACATAACCTGTACCAAGACTTTCTAATAGTTTTAACTTAAATATAAGTGTAGAATCAGTATTAGTCAAAGGTGCACTAGGTGTTAAAGTAACCGACGTTTCAATCGCTGAACTGTCCATTAAAATAGCCTTAACGCCTGAAAATGGGTCGCTAACATCCTCTAAATATATGTCAGAATTAGAACCTAAAGCGTCAAACTCACCGCCCGCAATACCCGTATTTTCATCATAAGCTAAAATATTGTTAATAGTATCGGGCGAGGTCGTATTTGCTTTTATGGTAACAAAAGTAAACTCTATTTGATTGTCAGGGTTTTCTAATAAAGGCTTAGAAGGAGGCGTGGTTGCCTCTCCTTTTATTACAGATATTTGTGGGCCAGCCAATACTAATTCAATAATAACCAAATCAATTCTATCATGAGCTGGGTCGGCTGCATCAAAGGTAATAACGTTACTTAATGGTTGGTCGTAATAAAATCCGTCAATACGATATTCATTGGCTATAAATCTATATTGGTAGTTGGCTATATGCTCCGAAGAGCCACTTATAAGTCCATCTTTGCCAGTGGGTACTGTACCGCCTCCATTACTTTCTAATATTCTAGCAAGATCCACCCTATGCAAGACATCTCCCACCGATAATATTACGTCCCCATTTGTTAGAGTATTATCTAAAGGTAATTCACTTGCTTTAATTGGTATTAAATCTGCCATTATGGATTTGTATAAATTGCGTTGTTTAATTCGTTGACTAATGCTGCATCATCATAATCCGCTATAACCCCATTAGGGTCTTGATTGTCTATTAATCTAGGTATTGCGAAGCCTTCTAAAGTCATTTCAAAGTTAGCGATATCATCGGTTTCGTAAGTGTTACTAATGTCTTTAATATAGGCCATTCCGCTTTCAATCATTCTGCCTGAAGTTCGTCTTTGCCATTCAATCAATAATCTATTTCTTTTTAACTTTACTAATTCGTAATAGTTCAAAATATTATTACCAGCTTCTAAAACAGTTTGACCTGCAAAAGAAATGTTATAAGACTGCATATTTGGTCGGCTTGTGGTCCATCCTTTGTTATCTCTGGTGGTTGTGTTTATCATTTCAGCGCTTTCGCTCATACCGTTTGAGGTTTCACAAGATATTGGAACCCAGTAATCCTTCCATTTAATATATAATATTGAGTCTTTGCCTTTTACGTACATCTATACTATTGTTGGTTTTACTACGTTGCCATAATCAATATTCTTTTCATAATCTATATTTTGGTTAACGTAATCAGGTATTTCCACTAATTCCAAAGATACAATATTTTTAGATGTATCATATCTATAAGATAAAGGTAATAAATTCCCCTCAATATTATTGATATTGAACACGCTTAAAAAAGGCATAGAACCGTAAGTGTCTCCTATAAATAGTTTTTGTGGCCTAATTCGAGCCTTTACAGTGTCCTCTACCATTATTTGTAGAATTGCCTTGTCTTCACCTGTTCCCTTATGTCTCCATGAGCTTGTATTTGTGTTCGCTAACGTCTTAATTGTTCCCTCGTAAATATCAGACTCCATATCACCGTTATAGATAGTGATATTATCTTCCACTATACTAGATGATCTCGGCTGTCTTATTGCTGTGTGAAACTCGCCTTTTGTAATTTCTGATATTGATTCTCCCAAGAATCCTATTTGCGTTATATAAGAATAGCTTTCGCTAGGAGGGTTAATACATCCTAATATTGTGCCTCTAGCATTAACCCCGTTTACAATTATAGTCATTAACCCATCAAAAGGAACAGACGCTATGGGTTGGCTAAAAGATAAAGCGCCCGCACCGTATGTAATATCATCAAATTCAGTTTCGCCTCCGTTTATTTCGCATGTTTCGGTGACTGTGTATCCATTTTCTATCACCCAACTTCCATTGGTCGTGAATGAGTCAACCCATTCTGTGCCGTTAAAATACTTTGTTTGAGTTCCATCTGTTAATTTGATAGTAACGTATAAATCATTATGATAACCGATTGAGTAAAACTCTAACTTAAGTCTAAGTGAATCACCTTCTATCACGTTCGCATTTTGTGATTCTAGTTCTGGATTTCCGTAGGTTATAGCCTCGCCATCCCACCTAACACCTCCGTCGGCTGAAAATTGAGTAAACTGTCTGTCGGGTAAAAAGTTCCATCCGTCTATAATTCCAGCATTCCAAACTAAATTGGCGTTATTAAAAAAGCCTTTTAAAAGGCCGTATTTATAATGCACTCTAAAAGCCGAAACACTACCATTAATATTAATCCTTTGATTTCCATTGCAATGATGCGGGTAATAGGCGTCTATCTGTGATCCAAATTCAAAGGATATATTTTTAACTGGTAGCCTCTCGCTATACACACCATTAATATATCTATAGAATTGTACATCTTTAGAAATTGCCACATCCTGAGGACGATAAATATACCATTCGCCGTTATATTGGTGGACGATTGCACAATATTTTTCTAAAACAGACCTTAACACCTCATCGCAGTCCATTATATTGTCTTTCTCATCATCTTTATAAAACCTGTCTGCGCTTAATTTGGTAGCGTTTAAAACGTCTATAGTTGATTCCTCTGATACCATTATCCCCTCATGGAATAAGCCAATATCAACGTTTATTGGCATAGGTATAGATGTTCTACGCAAGCAATTATAAACGATGTCTATTTCCTTCATGAATCCGACGAAGTAACCCCCAACATTATTTACAAAAGATAGGTTTTTAAGAACTCCTAAGCCGTCTATACAATCTAAAGAAATAGTATAAAGCTCATTTACAAAATCAGTATAAATCCCATCTGGTTTTACAAATCCCTTAAAAGCAACGACTTCATCTATATAAAAATCTACGGTTAAATCGGTCTCGTTTTCTGAGTACAAATCGGTTAAGTCTATGTTTGAGTCAGCTTCTAAATTCAAAGTAAGCATTGATCCTCTAAAACACTCTAAAACTCTTTCGACTTTAGCATATTCTAAAACAGCATTACCACGTATTTCGGATGGTTCGCCAATAAATCTAACGTCAAATATTTCGGCTCTAAATTCTTTACCTATTGTATCTGTGTAATTTAAAGTATATTTTAATGCCATTATAATAAATTTAATTGACCGCCTGAACGTCTGTTTCTTTCCAAAGTACGACTTAAAACTCCTACTAATTTTTGCCCTTCTATTTCAAAGACTACCGTACCGCCTCCAAAACCTCCTGAGCTTGGCGAGCTTGATCTTGGAGAAGTGTATCCACCACTTGAGCCACCACTGAAAGGAACCGACCCACCGCCCCCACCTTTAGGTATGTTTGAAACAGAGCCTTTTATAAATGCACCTAAAGCTACTAAGGCAACACCCGCAGCAATAGCGGTAAATGGATTTGTAAAAGCTGTTTTTATGGCTATCATACCTACACCAACAGCTATAGAGGCCTTACCCAATTGCATTGCAATATCTCCAATAGTTCCTAGTATCCCTTTACCAATTACATCAATAACATTACCACCGTTGGACAGCGCGTCACCAATACCCGCAAATGTATTCGCTATTCCGTCGGAAACCCCACTTGAAACAATACTCGAAAATGCTTCAGATAGGTTATAATTCATTTCGGCTATTAATACTTTTGACTCATCAACTTTCGTCCTATATAATGTAATCGCATTATCAATCGACGTGCTTAAAGTGGCTCCTAATTTTGCAAAATTACTTTCTACATTAGTTAAATCAAAACCTAAATTTAAAGGAGTATTTTTTAATCCACCAATAATACTTTCTACATCATCATTAAGTTCTTTCTTAGTTTCTTCTATTTTTCCATCTTCGAATAATTTAATATCGGTTATTAATGCTTTTTTTCCCCCTATTAAATTAGCTAACCTTTGTTTATCATTAGCTTCAAAATCTGAAATTATTGAACTTACACCGTCCGAAATGTCTTTACCTACACTTACAAAACCTTTGTAGTAAGCACTTCCAATTTCTGAAATACCTTTTCTTATATCACTTACGCTGCCACTAAAAACCCCTTTTAAAATAGTCCCAATTCCTCCAAATATATCAGCAGTTGCTTTTGCAAAAGATTTAAAGACCTCGTATGCAGTCGATAAAACGTTTTTAATAACTGAAAACGCATTCTTAAAATACAATGATAAACTTTCAATAGCGTATCTTAAAACTCTACTCTCATTGTATAATTCAATAAAATAATTTATTGTGTTTACTATATAGGGCTTAATCTTATCCCAATTATCAGTAATAGCATAAACAACGCCCGCAATGGCTAAGGCGACTAAACCAATAGGTCCAGTAAGCAATGCGAACACACCACCTAGAGAAGCAACACCCGCAGTTAATGCTGGCAATAATGTTAAAAACAACCCAAAACCACCGATTAATGGCCCGATAGCAGCAACTAGAACACCTACACCGACTATTATTTTCTTTGTAGTTGGATCCAATGCGTTAAACTTTCCTATTAATCCTGTGACAAACTCAGATATTTTTTTGATTGCTGGCGCTAATTGCTCTCCAATAGCTATCATTGCGCCCTCAGTAGCTGATTTAAGATTAGCCAATGACCCTGTAAGAGTATTGTCCATTATCTTAGCCATCTTTTCCGCAGAACCTCCTGCGGCTAAATATTGAGTTTCTAAGGCTTTGGCGGCATCAGCGTTATCCGCTAAAACAACCGCGGCCGTTGCTCCCTCTATTCCGAAATACTCAATTGCCTTTGCGCTTTTATTTGAAGACTCTCTAATATCTTTAAATGCAGCGTCCATTGAAACTCCTGACTGTGCTAATTTTAAGAATATGTTTCTTAATGCCGTCCCCGCTGTAGATGCCTCAATACCTGAATTTACTAAAATAGATAATGCGGCCGTGGTAGCTTCTAAACTTTGATTTGCTGTCTTTGCTACTGGCGCAACCGTCGCCATAGCTACCTTGAATTTCTGTAAGTCTAAAGCCGAACTTGAAAATGATTTGGCCATTACATCCGCTATTCTTCCTGCATCAGCCGTAGCTAGTCCAAAACCTTGTATTGTTGATGCTGCCACCGTTGCAGATTGTGCTAAATCTTCGCCAGTCGCAAGCGCTAAGTTTAGTATAGCGCCTGTAGAATCGTTAATCGCTTTAGTATTAAAACCTAACTTTGATAAATTTAACTGCAACCCTGCGACCTCGCTTGCGCTAAATCTTGTGGCACTACCTAAATCCATAGCTGACTTTTTAAGGCTTTCAAACTCATGAGAAGTAGCACCTGAAATAGCTTTTACTTTTGCCATTTCTTGACTAAAATCTGCAAATGTTTTAACAGCTAAACCTCCTAAAATTGACAAAGGTGCTGTTATGCCAATAGACATTTTCGCACCTATAGATGAAAGTTTATCACCAACTTTTGCTAAACTATTTATTTTAGTTTCAAACTTACCTAATTCACGCCCTGCTTTATCTAGCCCTTTTTGTAAGCCGTCAATTTCAGCGCCAATCGATACATTTAATTCATTAGTTGCCATTTACCTTATTTTTATAATCTTGCATCGCTTTGTTAAAACTCTCTCTGTGTTCGTCTGAAACCTTTGGTTTTATGATTTCACCTTTTAAGGGCAGCCATCTTAAAATGTTTTTTTCGCTTATTGATTGGCCGTAACCACTGAAATAAGCTATCATTCTAGCACGTTGCCACTCTTTTAACTGTTCACGTTCGTAACCCGCTTTCCTTAACTGAAACTCCCGCCATGTCATATCGTTAACCGATTGCAAAGACGGGAGCTTTAACTCATATAAAGAAAATGATATTACGTTTACTTCCCAGTTTTCTTGCCACTCTTCAAAACTTTTTTTTTGTCCTCAGGCGTAAGTGCTTTCACTACTTCATCGATTGCTTTTTTGCTTTCGTTATCAGGCAAATGAACTCGCATAGATTTAAAAAACTCAATTTGAAACAGCTTAATATCTTTAGAATTTAAACCAACTTCATCCAAGTAATCAAAAATATCAAACTTTGTCAACTGTGGCTCTATTCCGTTACGCTCATCGGCATAAGCTAAGGCATGATACAGAAGTCTTTGTGTCGGCAGTTGCATTATATCCTGCCCCTCTGGTTGGTCCTCTTTGATAGCCCGTTCCATAAAACCTATACCAAACTTTGGCTCGTATTCTTTATCTTTAACTGTGATTTTCATAATGTTTTAGTTTTAAATTAAACTACTGGAGCTTTTGGGTCTGTCAATAACACTTCTCCAATACCTGAAAGGCCAATAGTGAAAGTAGCACTTCCATCTGTTGGATATTTTGCAGAAAGTTCTGTGATAAACCCTTCACCATAGTAATCAATATTACTACCCTCCATAGCCCAATTAATAGCATCACCGCTCGTTCTTGAATCAGCCCAAAGCGTTCTTAATTTCTCGTAATGAGCCTTTGTAGCATATTCAGTATCGTCTAAAGATATCATAACTGCGTCCCCGCTAATATCATAGGAATACGAACCCTGTGATTTAGGTTTAGTCGTATCGCATTTGTTTGGTTCTCCCTCTGTGATGTCCTGAGACTCGTTAATACTGTTTGTGGTCAAGCATCCCACTGGCAGATATGCCGTTCCATCCCAAAATTTAAGGATGACATTTTTACCTTGAACAATTTTACTCATAGTTGTGTTATTTTAAATTCGTAATTAATTAATTTTCTAAATATAGTTTGTGTGCTTGTGATTAAACTTAAATCGTCTGGATAAGTTATGTTAACATTGTCGACTGAAAAATTATCTATTGAAATGCTTTGAGTTTCATTCATTACCATTTCTTTGATATTATCTGCTAATACTCGACTGCCTGAAATGTTATCAAAAAGAGTAACAACGTCTAAAACTATAAAGCAATTCCAGCTAACTATATCGCATTTATGGTCTTTGTTAGGTGTCATTGATTGATTAATCATAAGAATGTAAGCATCTGAATTAAAAGGCGCTCTATAATCATGTACGGTAATTGTTTTACCATCTACTATTTGACCGCTTAAAGTGGTTGCAAAATACTTCCTTATGTGTTTATCTGGATTAATCATTTATTTTACTCAAATAGTTTTGTAAATCTTTTAATATTCTTTCTTTTCCCGCTCTAAATGCTGGTATGAAATAAGGCGTTGGCATTATCATTCCTTTACCATTCACATAATAACTCCATGATATTTCATTCCATCCTTCTGGAACGTCTACAAATGCGCCAGTACCAAATTCCGCATAAGCACCCATCACTGAGTTAACCGATACTGTGTATTTTAATTCGCTTACTTTATCGGTTGCAATACTTTGATTAATCTCTCCATTAGTTGGGAATCCCGTACCTCCTTTCGTTTTAAACATCTTTGGTGCGTTCCTAGATGCCTCACTTGCTATCTCATTAGCGTTCAACCTTACTATGTCTCCAACTATCTTAGAACTCTGTTGGTTCATCTTAGATAGCTTAACTTGTAATTGATTTACGTCTTTAAGTTTCATTTTAAATCGTGTTCACATAGAAATTTAACAGTAACAAAACACTGTTTATTATTTCTTTCTCTTTTTTCAACGCTAGTTGAATTCATGCTGTTCTCTATTATTAGATCAACCTCTGGCAACATTTCGCCACTAGGTAGTTTGAACTCTTATATATCCTTTTTCATCTACTACTATTTTTGGTATTGGTTTCATAATCTTTTGGTTTTAAGTTTCATCACAATATAAATTAATCTCGATGTTGTCCAAATTTACGTTTTCTATTCCTTTTATAATGAATTTGGAACCGTTAAATTTAATAAACATATCTTCATTTATAAAATTGTTGCCTTTGCGTATCCTGAATATAACTGGGTTTTTAAAATCGTTTAACCCGTATAACTGGAATTTATTTCCTGCACCTTGGGTTCTCTTTTGCGCCCATTTATCGAACTGCTTAACTTCTTGATTAGTATACCCGCCGAACCCGTCTTCAATCTCAATAGACTGCCAAACTTCTATTATATCGGTGTATCTTCTAGCTCTCATGAAACAATGCAACGTTTATAGGTAAACATAATACTATTGGCACGTTCTGGAATGTCGGCTTTGTTTCCCTCGTTTTCCGCTTCGTAATACCAATTTTCTATAATCATTAACGCCACATCAATCAAAGGACTAGGAACGTCATAAGGGCTTATATACCCAACGTCCAAAGTAATCTTATCCGTATGAAATTCGTGTTTTAATGAGTAATGTAATGCTGTGACCTCCATATCATATTTATTTATTGGATAGTCAAATACTGATATTCTAGCATTATCAACGGACCGATAATAAGTCCTTTCACGTTGGTAAACTAAATGATTAGTGTTCTTTTCTATTAACTCCAATGCAGACGCTATCATTCTTTCGATTGAACTGTCATCAGCTGTAAAGTCCTCATCTATTCTAAGATGATTCTTTGCTTGTGATAAAGATATTACAGATAGGTAACTCATTTACTTTTTTTCTTTCTTAGATATCTTTGGTTTACCTTCTTTTTTTTCTGTTTTAACCTCTTCGGCTAATTTACGCTCAATGGCAGATTTTGCCCTTGTGTCTGAAATATCTATAACATCGCCAACCTTTATGGCTTTGCTATTGGTCTTATCTATAAAATTCTTTAATGCTTTTATCTTCATAATATTAAAATTAAGGGGCTGAAATTAATCAACCCCTATTATTAATTATACTGCTGGTTGAACTGTGTTAATATCGTCAATCGCTTGAGCAAAAGTACCTTTCAAGAAGGCAGGGATATGATGCTTTTTGATATAATGTACTGCTCTCATTTCAGCTAATATAGTAACTAAGTTTCTAGTAAAGTCATCATTTTCATAACCTAAGTTAATGTTGATTTCTTCCTTAATTCTAAGATTAGACTTATTAAAGTCTCCTACAAGGAAACTACCCGCAGTAATCGCTTCATTCTCAATAATTGGAATACCCGCAATTCTAAGCCCATCAGAGGTAACGAATGGAGGCAAGATGTAATGCCCGTCCTCGCCTTTCGCTAAGTCCATTAATGCTGCATCCATAGGATTAATAACCGCATAATTAGGAGTAAATCTGTTACTCTTAACAAGCGAAACCGCAACTCTTAGTGCATCAACTCTGTTAGGAGTAGCAACTGAATCTATGAATGGAGTTCCTGTCACATCGAATGTCGGAGCATAAGTTAAAATGCCTTTGAGGTTTGTTGTTAAACCTGTTCCGCTTGCTAATTGTTCATCAAGTTTTAACTCGATTTCCTCACGTAAGTCTGTGTTAATTTCAGAACGTAAGAAGTCTAAATCGTCTAGGGATTCTTTAGATACTTTTACAAAAGCTGTGATCTTCTTAACGTCTGCGCTTTCTTCTGTGTAGGTCCATGAAACCTGAGATTTCAATGCACCTTCCGCAGTCATTCCTGCAGAACCTTCTATAGCTTCCTTATTAACCCATGTTACCTTATTCCCAGTAATAGTCGAAACATTTACAAGGTTTCTAAGATAAGGCTGTCTGTTTGGAGCTTTAGAAATTGTTCTATCAATATCGGTGGTTAGAGAAGTTCCGTCATAAGATCCTAGAGTCATCGTTCCAACTGCTTTTACTTCCATGTTAACGGAAGTCGAACGGTTGGTTTTCAATTCATCAATAGCACTTTTAATTTCTGATTTCTCGAAGTAAGATTTAACCTCACTGTCAATAGTGGCATTAGAACGCTTAGTTTCAACACCTTTCTTTTGCATCTTAATATCAAGTTTATCCAGGTGATCTTGCATAGCCTTGATAGTAACATCTGTTTGGTCTTTAGATTTAGCATCTGCCAATTCTTTAACCATATCATTGTACTTTGTTTCCAAAGATTTGAACTCATCGGCTGTGACCTCTGAGGTTTTCGCTTCGACTTGTTTTTTTAATTCGGCAAATTTTGTTTCCATTGCCTTTTGAATTTCATCCATTTTTTTAAAATTTAAAATTATTAATTGTATTAAGCAACGGCTC